CGTAGTTTTGGAACAGCGCTTGGAAATTCTGGTCCTGCTGAAGTGCCGCCTGAGCTTTCGAATTACTCTGAATAATCTGTTGCGCATATTGCATTTTAGTCGAAGCGGCGGGATCGTTTTCTTGATAAAGGGCTTCATTACCCAAAAGCATAAGGGCAATATCGCTTTGAACGTCCTTAAACATTTTCTGACTAGCCTGCTCCTGATTAACAATCAAATCGTTCGCCATTTCAGGCGCAACAGCTCGAATCAACATTTCTGTGATTCTGTTCTTATTAAGAACGCCGCCAGTGTCCATTTGGCTAATTTTGGTCAACCCTTCAATTTTGCGAGTCAAATGCTCTGGATCAAGATCAAGAATATCAAACCGGATATTTAGATCAAATTCGTTGTGAATATCGGACACATCATTTGGCAAAGTGCTTCCTGTGATCCTTTGAATTTCTTCAGGTGCCATAAACTGGCAGCACAGCGAAAACATTTGCCGGAACACATTGCGCCATGTCATCAGCCAGCTATTAACAAGCATTTGCTGCATCATCTGCGTTTTTACCGGAGGCACCAACATGTTAGTTGTGCCAAAGTAAGCCGCATGATTAGCTTCAACCCGTTCAATCAATTTAAACGCCGTGCTCGGTTCACGCGCTGGCGGGTCCATAAACGTGTAATCGTTTTGGTTTGTTACCGGTAGCGGCAAACCCGGAGCGATTTTGTTAATCGCCCCAATCCGTTTAACCACCTTAATGGGCGGCAGTGTGGAAAACGCGGTGTGATCCCGAATCGAGTCGTGCTGCGCTTTAATTTCATCCTGATCCGTGCTAGCCAATTCAGGAACGCCACGGGTATCAGTAATTGCTCGACGCAATTGCTCTCGGCGAAACTCTACAAACGGATATTCTCCGTGCGCATAATCAAGACGTTCGTGTTTGGCGTAAGAACTACCATCTTTATCTCGATTAGAAGCCGCTTGCGGACATAGAATTGTGTAAAAAATAGCAGGCGCGTCCCCGTCCATGCTCTTGGTGTAAGCATAGACCACTTCAACCATGTTGTTATAGTTGGTGCCGTTATACACCAGCATGGTTGTGGTAGGCAGCAGATTGATATTATAAAATGTGCTACTCTTGCCCAACTGCTGAATCGCCTTCTCAACCCAATCCGGGTTCCAACCCTCCGTGATGATTTTTTCACGAAGCTCAACTTCAGACATCCACGTTCGCCTAAAAATCACGCGGCTACGCTGCAAATCCGCCGTTTCAGGCGGGAAAATAATTTCGTCCCAAGGCTTAAGCGCCACAATCTCAGGAAGATTCCGGCTAACATACTCTTCCTCACGATAAGACTGCCCTGTCTCAGCTAGCTCTTTAACAATTCGTTCAGCGTTTTTTTTGGATATACCGGGAGCCGTGGACGCAATAATCGAAGCGGCTTCTTCTGGGGATTCAACAATCAATTGTGGCAAATCCTGAATCGCCTGAACATCCGTCTGCTGCGATACAGCCACAATCTCTTCAAGACTAATAGGCCTGTTCCGTTTAGAAATCTTCTGGTTCCAGCCAATAAAAAATGCGCTCCAGCCATACTGCATTGCATACTGAGCCGCTAATTCCGCTTCTTTGCGGATTTCCTGCGGCATTTTGCAATCCTTAACCCACTGCATCAGCGAAGTGGCAATTCCGCTAATCTCAAGGTCGTTAAGCTCCACACCTGAAGCCCGAATATCAGACCGTGAAAACGCGGTCATCAAAAGAGCCGTCAACTCGTTACAAGTCGAATCAATTAGCCTGTTCCGAACATCGCTTGCTCCTTCAAACGGCCAAGCGGGACTTCCTTCTGGGCGATTTTCAGAGTGTTTTTTCCCGTCATCCGTTTGACCTGACCAGCGCGAAAACCGGATGTTATCAAATTTTGTCACCAAGTTACCCTGAGACGAATTAACCATACTGCGGTTATATTCGCTCAACAACTCGCCAATGTCTGGTTTATCAGACGCAATAGCAAGCGGGTCAGTCGGTTCAAAATTTTTCATCGGCATGGCGTTATTACACCGATGATACTATTTGTAAATAACTAATAAGTTCCGGGCGCGTTCACTTTCTGCCAATTCTTACTAAAATCAGCGCCAATATGTTTAGGAGCCATAACAACCAAATACCCTAGAGCGTCAACCGGATCTTTAGATGCTCCTTTCTGGCCATCCGCTCCTGTCCACTCATTCATGGAATAAATCAGGTTCTGGCAGCTTTCATGCACCATGATTTTCGGGTGGTTAAACTCTCTGTGAAGCGGCTTTTCCCGGTCAAAACACAGCAAATCGTTAATCAGTAGCACCCGTTCATCCACTTTAACCGCTACGCACGGTGTAAAATACATGGGTTTTGTTGCTTGCGACAATAGATCAAGCAGCGTAACTCCGCCGTCCTTGGTAATCGTGTCCGTGCCTGCGCTCCGAGGATCAATGTATCGCTCGGCAATATCTTCTTCCCTCTCAAGCTCCACGATCATCTCACTATACTCATCCACCCCTTTTCCTGCGCCTTGTTTCTGTGCGGGACCAGAAGAACCATCGGCTTTATCGGAGGGGACGGACCATTCGCCATAACTCTGATCTGGAAACTCTCTGTAAATCCAAATGATTCCATACTGATCCACACGCGCCCAGAGCATAAACCAGTTTCGAGCGCCAGCAGGATCAGCCACCATATAGTTAGTGCCTTCAGGTGCGCGCTCCATCACATCCTCGGTGAACATGTTATACTCACTAAACATCGGAAACTGCGTCCCCGTAGTTTGTTCCGCCCAGCCGTAGGCACGGATTTTAATGTCCCCTGTGCTGCGGCCTTTCAGGGTGGTTTTCATCCGCTCCCAGTTATTATATGGGTTTAGCTTACTGTGAAACCACACAACGGAGTGTTTTCCGCTAAACGCTTCAGCGTAAACCGGCATGTTTCCAGCAGGCACACCTACAACATTTTGATTCGGGAGCAATTCACTTTCGCGCCACTTCTTGATTTTACTCGTTGAAACGTAGGATTTCACAACCTGCGAATACCCAAGCAACGGAGTAAACGTCACAAGCAGTTTCCCGTTTCTCGTTACCAACCGATACCGGAGCGTGTCCAGCCAGTCAGACGGCACCATTTCATCGCACCACACGTAGTCCACCTCTGCGCCTTCGACCACTTTAATATCCTGCGAATAGTTCAAGAACCAAATCTGGTTCTTATTATACACAGCAGTGTTGTCAGAAAACCCGTTTTTCTGAGTCCAAGAAACCTGAGTGTGCTTCGATCGCTGTGCTGATTTCAATTCTGACGGCAGATACTTATAGAACACGTTCTGCTGGCTACTGACACTCGTCATATGAGTAGTGTGCAGGCACCAGATTCGAATTCCCCTATTATCAGATCGTTCTTTCACCCAGTCCGGGGCGTTCCCGCTTAAATCCGCGCCTAGAAACGCCTGCGCCATCCGTTTTGCCGCAAATTCCGATTTACTGCTTCGGTTTCCGCCAAGAATTAACAACTCATCGCAGTGGTTCAGCACAGAGTCCGCATCTCTCCATGAATCAAGGTCGTTTCCATATCGGCAAGGGTCCATTGTTTCAGCTCGAATCCGCTCTTCTCTAATTAGAAGCAAATCGAGCACTTTTTGAGGGCCAACGTTCAGCATCATCTTGTAACGCTGCGCTTGGTCAAACAACGGCATCAACGGATGATCCGTCATTTTAAAATTCAGCACCTTAGATTCGATTTCTGGATTCATAGATCCCCATTCCTAAGATCTTTTAGCCATTTATCAACATCAACCACGTTTTCCCATGCTTTTGCTGCGCGTTCCTCAGATTTCGCGCTCATTACAGTTTGATAAATCACAATATCTTCTGATTCATCTTCTGGTTTTATTTCATTCATACTTTAACAAGCTATTTAATTATTACTTATATTAACGTTAGCCTTTAATAATAGTTCCGTTTTTTACCATAACGCGCATACCCGGCTTAATCCTGCCAAGCATTTTACCCGTGCGCACAGGCATATCGT